TACCAGGGCGAGCTCTGCTACCAGAAGGACAAAGCCGGCCGTAAAACCGATAAGCCGCTAACCATCAAGCGTAAGAGCGACACGCTGCTTATATTCGCGCTAAAGGGTAAGAAACCAGAGGTTTACCGGGATACCCTGAACAGCAACGTTAACGTCACGGCTAACGTGCAAACTAACGTCCGCATCGACATGTCCAAGGTGCCGGAGCAGGATCTGAATTATGTCATCGCTACTCTCGAGGCTGCCCGAATTCAACAGCCCGGAGGAGATATTAGAGGCAGCCTACCAGGAGAGAGCGAGACGCCAGAGAAAGAAACTTGAGTATTTCTTTCCGTCCGAGGGCCCATTCCGTAGAGAACTCTACCCGAAGCACATGCAGTTCTTCGCGGCCGGCGGATCGCATGAGCCGATCCCGGGGTGCTGCCCTCCCGAGTGCGATGGCTCCCCGCACCGGGAACGCTGCTTCGTCGCAGCGAATCGCATAGGAAAAACGAGCGCCGGGGTGTATGAGACAACGCTGCATCTCACCGGCAAGTACCCGGCGTGGTGGACCGGTCGCAGGTTCAACGGTCACATCAAGGCCTGGGCTGCTTCGGACACATCGAAGACCGTGCGTTCCGTGCTGCAGGAGAAATTCCTGGGCCCGCCTAATGCGCGAGGCACCGGGCTGATCCCCGCGGACGATATCGTGTACAGCACGACGAAAGCCGGCATCGCCGAAGCTACCGACACCATCTATGTGAAGCACGTCAGCGGCGGAGTATCTTCAGTGCAGCTCAAGAGCTACCAAGAGGGGCGCGAGAGCTTTCAAGCGGACACGATCGACTTCGTGTTACTGGATGAAGAGCCCACGCTCGCGATATACGCAGAGGCCCTTGTGAGAACGATGAGCACCGATGGACAGATCGCGTTGGTGTTTACACCGCTGCAGGGCCTGAGCGAAGTGGTGCTGAGTTTCATGCCGGAGGGAGCGCAACCGAAGGTGGCGACTGAGTGAGAACGCTGCTGCTGTATGCGACAGCGATATGGCGTTGGTGGCCGGAGATCCTGTTGTGGCCCTGGCGAGCTCGAGGCCCGGTGGATCTCAGCGATTGCTATGCTACAGGCGCAAAGCAACGCGCTGAAGCGAAGAAGAAGCCGAAATAGTTGAGAGAACCAGAGCACGGGAGCGAGCTGCGTTGAACGAGAGCACCGGAGTGTCCGAGCGAGCCGTCTATCGGGAGAGCACCGCAGAGACTGAGCGAGCCGATAAACTCGAGAGCACCGATGTTGTTGAGCGAGCCACAAGGACCGAGAGCACTGATGTAGCCGAGGCCTGGGCTGTCGGCAATTCCGCTTTGATACACACATAAAGGGCTGGCCTGGGTGCTGGCCCGAGCCATGGCCTTGGAGAGCACCGGATAAGGAGAGCGAGCCGCACCATTCGAGAGAACCGAGATCGGCGAGCGAGCCGCACTCACTGAGCGCACCGAACGTAGAGAGCGAGCCGTCAAGTACGAGAGCACCGCAGGACATGAGCGAGCCAAGATGGTTGAGAGCGCCGGGATAGCTGAGCGGTAAAGTAAGCCAGGCTTGACGAGAGCACCGGGATGACCGAGCGAGCCGAACTGAATGGGAGCACCGTGCAAGTCGAGCGAGCCGTCGCACTGGAGAGTACCGAATAGAGAGAGCGAGCCGGGCTACACGAGAGTACCGAGGCTGCGAAGCGAGCCATCTCCCTAGAGAGCCCCGTTGTGCGAGAGCGAGCCGAGAAAGCCGAGAGGACCGTGTTCAATGAGCGAGCCGACAAAGCAGAGAGCACCGTGGAAGCGAAGCGAGCCGGAAGCCGCTGAGAGAGCCGTTATTCAGGAGCGAGCCGCTGGGACGGAGAGTACCGAGCATCCGGAGCGAGCCGGAATGTGGGAGAGTACCGTGACTACGGAGCGAACTGATTTGGAGTAGCCTGATTTCGTGAGTGCCAACATCGAGGCTGTACAGAAGTTATCGCGGGACCTACGTGCCGCCGCCAAACTGATGGGTGTGCGCGAAGCCCGCTATTTCGTGGACTCGTACTATGACCTGCAGGATTACCGCATTGCCGCGGCTAACCAGCAACGCAAACTGCTCGAGGGCGAGGAGCCATCGGAATTCATCACCTGGTTAAACGGCCAACTGGTGGTACTCGAGAACCAGATCAAGGGCGTGCTCGACAAGTGGTCGGCAGCGCAGCCGATGGGTGAGTGGTCGCGTGCCATCGTAGGGATCGGCCCGGTTATTTCAAGCGGACTAATCGCCAACATCGACATCACCAAAGCGCCGACAGTAGGCCACATCTGGAGGTTTGCCGGCCTCGACCCTACTACAAAGTGGGAGAAAGGCAAGAAGCGGCCCTGGAACGCATCCCTCAAACGTCTGTGCTGGTTGATGGGCGAGTCGTTCGTGAAGGTAAGCGGTAACCCCAACGATGTGTACGGCAAGCTCTACCTGGAGCGCAAGGCGTACGAACAAAAGCGTAACGAGAGCGGAGAGCTGGCCCCGCAAGCGGCGGAACGCCTGAAGCAGGCAAGGACGAAGAAGCTGGACCCCGGCCTGATCGAACTGTTCGAGAGCGGCAAGCTGCCGGCGATGGCGTTGCACGAGCGGTCGAAGCGGTGGAGTGTGAAGCGGTTTCTAGCGGATTACCACGCAGCCGCTTACCGGCGGCATTACGGAACCGAGCCGCCGTTGCCTTATCCAATTGCTCATCTGAATCACGCGCACGTAATCAAGGGACCTCAGTAGAACGGTGTGAAGAACCACAAGCCGAAGCAGCTTCGGGTGACGGTATCCCGGGTTGTGGTTAAGCCTGATTACACGGACGTGCATTTGACGTACGGGCGTTCGCTCGGGCTGGGCACGGTCCGGCTGCACACCGAAGATTTCGCTGACTTTGTCGAAGGATTGCGTCTAGGATTCGGTGATATTGTTATCACGCACGCCAAATCAATCAAGGAGTAACCAAAGTATGGCTGTAAAGAAGACCGTTATTGTCGCCAGACCCTTTAAAGACAGGGATGGCAAAGATCACCGCATTGGCGAACGCATCGAAGTAGACCCGGATTACGGGGTAGAACTCGAGCGCGAGGGGAACGTACACCCGGATCAGAGTCTGCCGACCGGCGGTGCGAAGCCCGATCAGTCCCTCCCAACGCCGCCGAAAGCTGAACCCAAGTAGTTTAATCCAGGAAAGGGGGATCGATAATGGATTTAATCCAACTTTTAATAGTGCTGATTATAGTCGGCGTTGTGTTGTACTTCGTCAACCACAACCTCCCGATCGATCCCCCAATCCGCATGCTGATCAACGTGGTGGTGGTGATCATTCTGTTGTTGTGGCTGCTCGGGTTGTTCGGGTACGGCCGCGCCGTGATTGGAGTACCTCACGTTGCGCGTTGACCGGAGCATCTGGGACCTGATCAAGAGCCCGTCCTGGTTGTGGGTGATGCTGGCCGGGGCCGGCATGTGGGCTGCCTGCTTGTACCTCGCGTGGCTCGCGTGGCGTTAACCTGATAGAGCGTCGAAGTGATTCGATAGCTCAATCAAAAGGAGGCGCCGAAAGCCGCAACTGCGGGGATATGGTGGCTTACGTCGTAGTAAATAGCCTAAAAGAATCGAGAACAAGAAGTAGCCCCGTCCGACAGCGGGGCTATTCTAGTTTTAGGGCGGTCCACCTCCTTTACCAGCTACCCCGGCGATGAACCTCAAGCCGTTGTTTCGCGTACTTGCCATGGTTGGGATGCTGGGTACGATGGGTCGCCCTTTCGCTTTAGCGCAGCAAGTTGATCCACGGCGGCCTGATGCACAGCCTCGTGCAGGCTCCCCCACCTCGAACTACGACCCGTTTAAAACCGGGGTACAGAACGTACCGACCAACGTTGTCATCGCGCTCGGGAGCACGCTGACGATCGCGGATATGTTATGTGAAGTGGTAGCGTGGCCGCGGGATACCAGGAGCGTAACGTGCGCTTTATCCGGGTCGCAGCCGGCGTACTCCGGGGTGCTCATCGTGCATTTCACAGACCGCACAGCATGGTCGAAGACGGTCTTCGTGGAGCAACCCATCAACGCGGGGGTACGAAGCACGTGGGGTGTCGCGGCCATGCTGGTTTATGGAGCGAAAGAGATCATGTCCGTCGAGTTCAGCAACGGGGGAACGCTGGCGGAGTGGGAGCAGACGCCGGCCGCACAAGCAGTTTTAAAAGGCACGTATTCGTACCCTACGCCCCAAGCAACGTATCCGCCCAGCGTGCATGTGCGGGAGATGCTCTGTCATGGGAGCGAATTTTTAATCGGGAAGTCTCAGGCAGAGATCACGCCGACGTACTCGATCACATGCGTTCTCGCGGGGAACGTGCAGTATTACGGGGGCTGGTTGAGTATCTGGTGGCACCAGTTCGAGTCCAGACTGGCCGAGAAGAATACGCCGGCTCCGGTGCCGAAGGCGCAGAGTACCCGGGATGTCGCAAACCACACGCAGTACGTGGTTGTTTCGCACGATGCGACTACGACCGGGCAGCGGTACTGGGGAGTGGCTGCGCTTTTGGTGCAGTCCCCGGTAAAGCTTGCGGTCGATAGAGTAAACTTCTACCCGGAGCGCGAGGATGCAACGTGGATCCTGGGACAGCCGCCGTTAGGGCAAGTTACGCCGCTGCGTTAGCCCGCTGCGACCGGGAGATAGCGGAAGCGACAGCTACCCTGCTATCCGGGTACCCGGATATCGATGGCCCGCTGCTCGGGCTGTATGACTGGAGATGCGAGCGTGCGCTGATTCAGGCAGAACTTGATAGGATGTGAAGTGCGGAGCAGTGGCATCTCCGTGTTTTTCTCCATCGTTGTTTAGTTGTCCATTGTTCAAGCAAGGGGCCGGCTTACTACCAAGCCGGCCTTTTGTTTTTCTCCTGTTATGGCTCAATTCATGCACGAATACCTGTCGGCGGCTTGTTACCACAAGCGCCACGACGAGTGTGATGAGATGTGCGAGTACTGCCAGGCTCCGTGCTTGTGCCCATGCCATCGGCAGACAGTGAACGAAACCGGGCAGTGGGATCACCAGTAATGAAGATGCGCCTGGGCGAGTGCCGCATCCACAACAAGCCGTTGTATGCGTTGGCAGGCAGTGCCGGAGGGTGCTGGGTGGATGTAGGCATCACCAGGGTCCGGTTCCTGCGGGACACACCGAACGCTAAGGTGAACGAGATCGGCACGATTACGCGAGTGATGGGGCTGGGCCGGGTGGAGGTGACGCTCGAGGATGGGCGCACTGTTCGTATCGATAAACACTTGCTGCACACTCTGAGGCCGGATGAGTAGAATCCTGTTGGCCCTGGTTGCCACATGTAGCCTATGGGCGCAGCTCGCTTTAGCGCAATCGGGGCATGATGTGGTGCTTTCCTGGGATGCCTCGATCACGTTAGGCGTGACCTACAACGTCTACCGTGGAGCGGATTGCATGAGTGCGCAAAGGATTAACCTGGCGCCGGTGTTCGGCCTTAGCTATACGGACAGCAACGTTCCTGTAGGCACGCTGTGTTATTTCACAACGTCGTTCCTCGATTCCGAATCGGTTCCGTCGAACACCTCGGAAGTTGTGATCACCTCCACGGTGCCCCCTCCGCCACCGCCGACTGGTCCGCTCACGATTCAGCCGCCTTTTGCCACGATTTCTGTAGGCACGATCGTGAAGTTCACGGCGTACCGCGGCACGGTGCCTGATACCACGGTGCGCTGGTCGTTACGTGACGGCGATCTAGGAATGATTTCCGCGGACGGGTTGTATATGGCTCCTGCCGATCTCTTTAAGGAAGGCAACAACGTCGAGGTGGAGATTCAGGCAAGCGGAGCGGGCGAGCAAGCTTCGGTGATTATCACGTTACGAAAGCAGCCAGGCCCGGTATCGTCTCCCTTATGAGCAAGTTCGTGATTCATGCAACGTGGGACGACGTAAGCCACTTAACTCAGCAGGCTAAGGATGAGTTGTGGGAGTCGATCCCTGCCTACCAGCGCGAGGCCCGCAGCAAGGGCATTCCATCGCTCGGTTCAGGCGCGATATATCCGATAGCGGAG